GGCAGATTGTACGTACTAAGTCAGGACGTACCCCGGGTCTCATGACCCTTGCCGCAACCTGCGATAATTGGCTTTAACGAGTGGTTAAACCGGTACTAGATCTCTGTTTAGGAGGTCTAGATATAAGGTCTTACCGACTCACCCAGACCAAGGGTGTCTGCAGCCCGCTTCCTCTATGCCTACCTTTTGAGTAGGTTTGGAAGTGGAAACTGATGTGACTGACCTTTGGACTAAGGGAGCCTGTTAAAGCTTTTCTCTGCGCCAATTTTGAATGAGAATACAAATGAGACTAATTACTTTCGTATTTAGAGCTTTCTTGAAAAGCTTGTTAGTGCTTGACAAGATTTGCCTTATTCTTAGGGTTTTACAGAACTCTAGGCATATTGTTGCGATCTTACGTGAAATGCTAAGCATTGCTTATCCATTTCTGTATAGAGCTATTAACTTATTTTGTTTGATTTCGATTGGCTGTATGATCTACTACGGTAGGGACCCCGCGATTTTAGTCGCAGCGGTACCATTGGTCCGTGGGTCCGACAAACGCTTTGACCGGTCTGTTTTCAAGAAGTGAGTTTATCTTGCTTCAAGAATTCAGCCTATGTTCAAAATCGATGTCACTGACAGGATTTCTCGAAAGAGAGTCCAAGATCTACTAATCCCGCTTATTCATATAGCGGTGATGGTAGGTTACAAGCCATCAAGACCTCTCGTAGGAGTTCTTTCAGTCTATTTAAGATTTCTATCAAGACTGATTAATTCTTCGGGAGTGGCTGGTTGTTGCTTATACTTAAAAACTTGTTTTATTGTATTGCAACAGGCAGTTTCTGGTTATACTCCAGACAAAACTACCATGAAACCTCGCGTGAGGTTATCAGGGGGTTTCTTACCTGCTATTATACCAATCCAACACAGGTGTCGGATTAGGAATAATGATGCAAAGGTTATCCAGCTATGATTAAGTCTATTTTCTATTTATAGAACTTTAGAATATCCAGGGACTTTGAAATTAAGTACAATTATAAACCCTTGTACTAATCAAGAGTCCATGGAGAGGCAAGTAGAGGAACTTGAGCCTATAATACCTTGATTTTATGAGGTATTTGGGCTTCCTCGTCAGGTAGGGCAGGTTCCAAAGAGTGGTATTGTAGTTTATCCAAAAGATAAACTAGAAGATGAGACGTATCCGGTTGCGAAACCGTATATTATCTCAAAGTCTTCACCACACACGGATCAAACTCGACCTGATTTTGTGACTGCCTCTGCGCAAGGTGCGATCCGGCTCGCGGCTGCTAAGCTGTGAAGTTCGTCCGTATGAGAATACTTTGAGGGATTTGTTCCTCGATTCTCTTCACAGACAGGGATCGATATTGTACAACAAATAAAATCGTACAATTTCGGTCCTCCTGATAAGATGGACGATAGACTGGGAAAGTTAGGGAAGAAGCAGGAACCTGCAGGTAAAATAAGAATATTCGCTATGGTAGATATATGAACGCAGTGAGCTATGCTCCCGTTACATAAACTACTATTTCGAATACTTAGAAAAGTGCCCATGGATGGTACTTTTAATCAACTTAAAGCTGTAAAACGCTTAGTTGATTATAAGTACTCCCGGTACTTTTCCTACGATCTTACGGCAGCTACCGACCGTCTTCCAGTGTTTCTTCAAGAGAAATTACTAGTACCTTTATTAGGATCGCAGCGAGCTACTGATTGACGAGTTATACTTACAGGGCGTTATTACGGTGTGGGCGTCGGGCGGCTTAACAAAACAAAGTGAATAAGATACTCTGTAGGTCAGCCTATGGGGGCTCTTTCGAGCTGAGCAATGTTAGCTCTAACTCACCATTTTATTATACAAGCATCTTGATATCTCTGCGGAGGTCGTCATCTTTTTATTGATTACGGCGTCTTAGGAGATGATGTTGTTTTATGTAATAAGAAGGTGTCCCGCCGTTACCTCCGAATAATGGATAGATTAGGTTTACAGATCAACCTATCTAAATCCCTTGTAAGTAGATTTGCATTAGAGTTCGCTAAGAAATTCTTTTGACATGGGTGGGATCTCTCACCGAAAGTGTTGAAAGATTTGAATGGCTTGCGCTCTACTATGTCCTCTTTACCTAATTTTGGTCTAAGACATAGTCTAGGCTTGCCTCAACTACTGAGATTGATCGGTGCTGGATATAAGCTCTTAGGGTCTTATCATAATCGTTCATTATTATCTTTTACACCTAAATATAAGGTGGCAATGATTTTATGAATGTATGATAAGAATAATTTATGGTTCTGAATGTGTAGACGATCTTTAAAGACTGCGTATTTACCGACGGTTGAGATATCAAAAGATATTCTTCTCACTGTGGTAATACCACTTTATGTTCGTCTCATTCGTGAATCATATAGGGCCTTTGAGCTTAATGCCGGTAAAGCTTATGAATCTGTCTTAATCACTCCTATTGATTTGATGTTGGGTCGTAGACTCATCATGGATGAAATAGAACGTGTTAAAGACGATCTTGAGCTTGTACAGGCATGCTGTAGCGTTACTCCTTTCCGGGATTTATGAGCTTCTACTAAGAATTTCAATCTAGTATTAGCTGCACTTCAGATGGTCCTTGAAGTAGGATCCAGTCTTCCTCAGTTGAAAGGGATGTACTCACGTACAGAACCAGATATTGAGAAGGCTGTGTTCTCGCAGAGAGTGGCTATTTGAGAGACAGTTAATACTCAGATACGAAATTCGCGGTGTGGCTTTGTAAATAATCCTGATTGGGTGATTAAACCTGAGGTCAAGGATACAGATCCTTGATCATCTGTCTTACTCATATTTTTATGAGTTTGAACTGGTTTATGTTTGATAGCGATTGGGTGAGAAGCCTTCTCTTTTACGCCCTTGGGTCCTCTGCAAAGTGAGAGTACACCTTCTGTGGTGGAAATCGCGATTAAAGAAGCTGATTGATCATGATGATTTGCTGTCCCGGTATTAATAAGTATACTTACCATCTTTGTATTGTCCTACCACTTTAGTGGTAGTTCATCAACTGATGGTACTATTCCATTAATCCTTGGATCTGTAGATCTTCATGATCAAGTTAGGCTAAGGGAATTGCTAGATATTCCCCGTCCGATAACATATTATGTTCCTCCGACGGGTGGGCAGTCTCCCCAGATGGCTCACGGGTATTGAGAGCCTTACGACCCTGGAATCTGGTAGGATGGTTTGAATAATTAACAATAATTACTATTAGTTAATTTAAATATCGAACGCAACCTGAGC